ATGCTGCATATTGGGCAGACAAGGTTAAGTGGTAACTAAAAGGAGAAACTATGGCTACCGATGCAGAAAAAGTTAAGATGTACCGTGAGAAGGCTAAGGACACTGCTGTTCCTCAAGAGGTGCGTAACACCTACTTGGACAGAGCTAATGAGCTAGAGCGTAAGGCTTTTGAAAATACAAAGAAAGCTCCTGCCACTCCTGAAAAGAAGATGATGTATGGTGGTATGCCTGTAAGAGGTAGCCGTACAGCCACTAACAAAGAGAAGAAGATGATGGGTGGTGGTTATGCTATGCCAGAGAAAAAACCAATGATGGCTAAGGGTGGTGCTGTTAAAGCTGCTGCTAAAGGTGGTAAGCCTGTGGTAGCTATTATGATTGGTGTTGGTAAGCCTAAGGGTAAGACAGCCATGAACAAAGGTGGGATGGCTAAGAAAGGTAAGTGTTAATTATGAAAGGCTTAATGGCTCCTGAAATGTTTGAAGGGTGTTATCCCATTGTTACTCCTGAGGAGAACAAGACAAACACCGAGCATGCTATTAAGCATTGGAAGCTTGGCCCTGAGGCCAATCCTTCTGATGAGCCTGACAGTACTCCAGAGTATTGGAAAGAGCTGGCAGAAAAATGGCAGTGTGATGAGTCTGAAGCAAGACGTAAACGCTGTTCCAATTGTGAATACTTTAACAACACCCCAGAGATGTTATTTATGATGGATACCATTCCTCGTAATAGCTTTGATACTAATGGTGGTGGTAGAGGCTATTGTCACAAGTTTGAATTTGTCTGTCATGGCCTACGGGTATGTGCAGCATGGGAACTTAAAGAGTTTGAAAGCGAAGACTAATGCCTACTACTAAAAAACAAACAGCTAAGATTGCTAAGGTGATGGGTGAATTTAAAGACAAGGGATTGCACAGTGGCAAAGGCGGTCCTATTGTTAAGAACCCCAAGCAAGCCATTGCCATTGCATTGTCTGAAGCTAAAGTAGCAGCTAAAGCTGCTTCTAAGTCTCCTAAGAAGAAATGATAGACAACACAAGAGCTTCTAGATTTAGAAGTGTTGGTACAAACCTGACAGCAGGTAGTGCCAACACTATCTATACTTGTCCTAACAACTTCACTTCTAAGGTGGAGTTGCTATTTGTTTGTAACAAGACAAGTGGTAATAAGACAGTACAGATAGATTGGCATGACACTTCTACTGGACTCAACTACACTATAGTTGGTGGATACACAGTGTCTGCTTACAACTTCTTAAAGTTTGACCAAGCCTATCTTGTTCTTAATGCTGGAGACTATTTATCCGTCACTCCTGAGGCTGGCAGCACAATGGATGCAACAGTGTCTGTTGAAGAATATTTTGATCCAGCAACTAGAGTATAAGGAAACATATGGCTAAGAGAGAACTAACAGAACAACAGAAGAAATTCATTGAGGTGTTATTTGCTGAAGCTGGAGGCAATCCTGTAACAGCAAGGAGGCTTGCTGGCTACAGCGAAGGCTACAACACTAAAGCAATCATGGATGTCTTGAAGGAAGAAGTGATTGAGGCTACACAGCTTTACATCGCTATGAATGCTCCTAGAGCAGCTATGGCTGTTGTTAGTGGCATTGCCGATCCTACAGAGCTTGGCTTGAAAGAGAAGCTCAATGCTGCTAAGGATTTGTTAGACAGGGCTGGCTTGGTAAAAACAGATAAGGTTCAGATTGAAACTCCATCTGGCATTATGATTTTACCTGCCAAAGATAAGAGTGAGTGAGAGAGACTTAGGGGCTTGGATACTTCCACAGCCTAAAGATAAGGAAACATATGTACCCATACCAAAGATTGGTAGAACTATACCTTTTGGTTACCGACAAGATGAAACAGATCCTGACCTCTTGCAGCCAATACCTGCAGAGCTTGAAGCGTTAGAAAAAGCTAAGAAGCATTTAAAACAATATCCTTCTAGGCAGGTAGCTGCTTGGTTGACTAAGGTGAGTGGCAGAGAGATTAGTCATGTTGGACTTTTAAAGAGAATAAAGAGTGAGCGAAAACACGGATACAAATCCACTACTTACCGCAACCTTGCCCGAAGGCTCCAAAAAGCCCTTGAGCAAGCGCAGAGGTACGAAAAGAGGCTCGGCAAAGAAGACCAAACCGGATACTTCGAGTCAGAAAGCTACAGCAAGCTCACCCAATATATCGATAGCAAGCTCGGAGGAGACACAACTCCCAATAGCTGATGAAAGAGAAGTGTTGTTTAAGCCCAATCCGGGTCCTCAAACATTCTTCTTAGCATCTTCAGAGAGGGAAGTGTTGTATGGTGGAGCTGCTGGTGGTGGTAAAAGTTATGCCATGCTTGCAGATCCTCTTAGGTATATGGTGCATCCGCAGTTTTCTGGGTTGCTTCTGCGTCACACGACAGAGGAACTTCGAGAACTCATCTGGAAAAGCCAAGAGCTTTATCCAAAGATTTATCCCGGCATCAAGTGGAGTGAGAGAAAGATGCAGTGGGAAGCACCATCAGGGGCTAGACTATGGATGTCTTACCTTGATAGAGATGAAGACGTATTGAGATATCAGGGTTTAGCGTTTAGCTGGATTGGTTTTGATGAGTTGACGCAGTGGCATACGCCATTTCCGTGGAACTATATGCGTTCTCGTCTGCGTACAGCAGCAGCAGACCTACCAATCTTCATGAGAGCTACAACAAATCCGGGTGGTCCGGGTCATGCTTGGGTGAAGAAGATGTTTATTGATCCTTCTCCAGCAGGAAAAGCGTTTGATGCGACAGATATTGAGACTGCTAAAACCTTAGTGTATCCTAAAGGACACAGTAAAGAGGGGCAGCCACTGTTTAAGCGTAGGTTTATCCCTGCTATGTTGACGGATAACCCCTACTTGATGCAGACAGGTGACTATGAGACAATGTTGTTGTCTCTTCCTGAGCATCAAAGGAAGCAATTGTTAGAGGGTAATTGGGATATTGCTGAAGGTGCAGCGTTTCCTGAGTTTAATAGACAGATTCATGTAGTGGAACCGTTCCACATCCCAAGTAATTGGACTAAATTTAGGGCTTGTGACTATGGATACGGAAGTTATAGTGCTGTGGTGTGGTTTGCTGTGTCTCCAAGTGAGCAATTGGTCATCTATCGTGAGCTATATGTTAGCAAAGTACTTGCCAAAGACCTCGCTCACTTAGTAATGAGGGCTGAAGAGAACGATGGTCCTATGAGATATGGTGTATTGGACAGTAGTTGTTGGCATAAGCGTGGTGATACAGGTCCATCACTGGCAGAACAGATGATTGCAGAGGGTTGTAGGTGGAGGCCAGCGGATAGAAGTGCTGGAAGTAGGGTGTCTGGTAAGAATGAGCTGCATAGAAGGCTACAGCTTGACCCCTTTACAGAACAACCAAGACTAGTTATAACAAGCAACTGTGTAAATACGATTGCTCAGCTACCCATCATACCTTTGGACAAGAAAAACCCAGAGGATATTGATACTAAAGCTGAAGATCACTTATATGATGCTATTCGTTATGGTGTGATGAGCAGACCTAGAAGTAGTTTGTTCGATTACAATCCATTAAATTCTGCTGGCTCTGGGATGAAGATGGCAGACCCCACATTTGGGTATTAAAGGGTATTTATGGCGCAAAACAATTTTATGGATGCTAAGTCCGTTGGTTTAGAAGACAAAAAAGAAGGTGAACTTACACCATTTGCTGGTGATAGTCTCTTGAGTTTTCTAAACGAAAGATACACCAAGAGTGAAGAGAGTCGTAGACAAGACGAACAGCGTTGGCTGAGGGCGTATAGAAACTATCGTGGTCTTTATGGACCAGATGTTAAATTTACAGAGACAGAAAAGTCTCGTGTGTTTATTAAAGTGACAAAGACCAAGGTGCTTGCAGCATATGGTCAAATCACTGATGTGTTATTTGCTAACAATAAGTTTCCTCTTAGTGTTGATCCCACTGTACTGCCAGAAGGTGTAGTGGACTCAGCACATATAGATCCTAAAGCTCCAGAAGAAGCAGAACCTGAGATGGCTTCTCCCTTTGGTTACAAAGGTGATGGTAAAGATTTGCCTCCCGGTGCTACATTAACAACTCTTATGGATCGTCTTGGTCCATTTAAAGACCAACTTAAAGATGTTAAGAATCTTAAAGAAGGTCCGGGTGTAACTCCTACTTCCATTACATTCCATCCTGCAATGGTTGCAGCTAAGAAGATGGAAAAGAAAATACATGACCAGTTGGATGAGAGTGGTGCTAATAAGCATCTTCGCTCTACAGCTTTTGAGATGGCTTTGTTTGGTACAGGCATCATGAAAGGCCCGTTTGCTAAGACAAAGGAATATCCAAACTGGGATGAAGAAGGTACATATACACCACAGATGAAGACAGTACCAGAGACATCACATGTTTCTATTTGGAACTTCTATCCTGATCCTGATGCTACTAACATGGAAGAAGCTCAATACATTATTGAGCGTCATAAGCTTAGCTCTACACAATTGAGAGCCTTGAAGAATCGTCCACTGTTTAGAAACAATGTTATTGAAGAAGTGATTGAATCAGGTTCTTCTTATGTTAAAAAATATTGGGAAGATGATTTAAAAGACTATGCTCCCAACTTTGGTATAGATAGATTTGAAGTGTTGGAATATTGGGGCAATGTTGACATTGAATTGCTCAAAGAAAACGACATTACTATTCCAGAAGAATTTGAAGACTACAAAGAACTCCAAGCTAACGTATGGTTTTGCAATGGTAAAATTATGCGCTTAGTATTAAATCCGTTTAAGCCCGCCAACATTCCGTACTATGCTGCTCCTTGCGAATTAAACCCCTACTCTCTATTTGGCATTGGTGTCGCTGAAAACATGGACGACACCCAGACCCTCATGAATGGTTTTATGCGTATGGCAGTGGACAATGCGGTGTTGTCGGGCAACCTTGTGTTTGAGGTTGATGAAACCAACCTTGTTCCGGGACAGGACATGTCTGTATTTCCGGGTAAAGTGTTTAGACGACAGGGTGGTGCTCCCGGTCAAAGCTTGTTTGGAACTAAGTTTCCTAACGTAGCTGCTGAGAACTTACAACTGTTTGATAAGGCACGACAGCTTGCTGACGAATCTACAGGCATGCCATCATTTTCACATGGACAAACTGGTGTGAGTGGTGTAGGTAGAACAGCCTCTGGTATTTCTATGTTGATGAATGCTGCATCTGGCAGTGTTAAAACCATCATCAAGAATGTGGATGATTATTTGTTAGCTCCGTTGGGTAAGGCTTTCTTTAGCTTCAACATGCAATTTGACTTTGATAAATCAATCAGAGTCT